CTATAAAAAGTGAAACTGCTAATAGTTATGTCACATTGACAGAAGCTAATAGTTATTTTGAAACTGTACCTGATTCTTCTACTTGGACTAATAAAACAGATGATCAGAAAAATAGATCATTGATAGCTGCTACACGATGGATTGATACTTTTGTATTTCAAGGTGATAGATGTGACGAAAATCAGGCATTAAAATTTCCAAGAACTAATTATCAGGTAGATAGAGTTGAATTAAGTTGTTCAACTATTCCGAACAATATTAAATATGCACAGTATGAATTAGCTAGAGCTTTGGCAAATGATACCGATGCCATTACAGGAACTACAGGTAAAGATGGGAATTTTGAAGAAGTTAAGTTGGGAGATATTCAAGTTAAGTACAACACTGCAAGTCAGGGAAGTGGTTCTGTAAATAATATTATGGATGTATATCCTTGGTTACAAAGTTATCTTGGAGCATATATGCTAGGTGGAGCAGGCACTTTTCAGATGAGGGTGGTTAGAGGATAATGGCAGGACAATTAGATTCACTATTTAAAAGTGTTGCTAGACAGGTTGTTGCTGATTTAGGTAGTTCTTTTGATTCAACTATTACTTATGTAAAAAAAGGAGTTTCTAGTTATAATATCGATACAGGTGAGGAAGTTAGTGTAGATACAACTTATTCTGATTTAAAAGCACCAGTTGAATTTGTTCAATCTATAGAAGATGACGGCAGAGAAAGAAGAGAAGCAAAAATATATATAACACCTAATTTGATTGGTGATAATCAACCTAGTTTTGAAGATGAAGTTAAATTAAATTATGCTGGATCTACAAGAGTAGGACAGATAGTTAATATAGATACAAGACAGGGTGGACAGACTTATCTGTTTACATTATTGGTGAGGTTCTGATGGCTAGAAGTAAAGGTATTGAAAATATAAAAAAAGATCTTACTGGGAACATAGAACGTGACTTAAATACTTTCGTTCGTGCTGTAATTACTGATTTGTCTACAAAAAAATATAGTCCAGTAGATACAGGTTTTTTTGCTTCGAGTTGGACAGCTGGAACTCAAAGACCCAGACCTGATCAGGCTAGAAAATCAGTTGCACCTTGGAGTAATATAAGACCTACGAGAACTGGTAATCAGAATAATCCTCAAGCAGTAATTGAACCTAGATTTATAGATGAAATACCAAATTTTAAACTTGTTTCCAAAGTATTTATTGGCAATAGATCACAATATGCAGCTAGAGCTTTAGCTTCTCCTAATAGTCAAATACCTCAATATGTTCAAGGAAAATTAAAACCTCTTATAAATAGCATATTCAATGATAAAACAAAACTTGGTGTTGCTACATTTGGTACTGGTGTTAGAGGAGATCAAACAAATGTTAGATTTAGAGGGGGAGGAATTGGTCAATTTAGAGATCCTAGCTCTGTATTTGTTGACTATGAAAATTTATGACTTTAGTTAATACACGAGCAGCTTTTGAAAAGGCAGTAACAGATGCGGTTACAGATGTTGATCCAACTGTAGAAATGGTTTATGACAATATGGTTTATAAAACACCGGGTAAAACCAAAAAATATATTGTTATGTCAATAGATTTTGCACAAGCTACAACACAGACTCAAGGTGCATCACAGGATTTTTACTCTGGTGTAATTCAATGTAATATCTATGTTCCAAGAGGAAAAGGTAGTGCAACTTTATCTGCATTAGGAGAAGCTGTTATTGATGGGCTTACTTCTGTTAATGCTTCTGATTATACAGATTCTTTTAGTTGCGATCCTAGGGTATTGGATGTTGTC